ACTAATGATGCTATGGTGTAAACTACAGCTTGGTAGCAGCGTTCGCAAATCTCGATACCATCATCTTCATCAATTACAGGATAAGGAAGATAGACTGCTCTACTAACCATAGCGTTCTCACTCTTGCAAGAATAAAATTCCAAAGCCCTTCCTTCTGGGCGAATAGCGATTGCACATACTGGCTTCTGAGGAGTACCACGTATGCCCTTAAAGCGGCTACTTTGCTTTTTGTATTCTGCATCGTCCTCACTGATAGCATGATATACAGCACGCTCCCAATCATCCATTTGGAATACTACAAGACGCATGAAGTTCTCAGGAAGAAGACACCAACCGCTTTCAAGTTCCTTCCAGTAGATGGCGTCTCCAAAGTTGTTACCTCCATCAAGTAGGTATGCAGGTGCCGTGCTATGTATTCTTTTTACAGCGTCTGTAATCTTTGACCTGATAATGTCGTTTAAGGAAAGAGTGTCCACATCACCAAAGCCTATCAGTGTGTCACTGGACATATTCTGATCTATTGCAATGCGAACGTCTTTTGCTATTTCGTCAAGACGATATACTTTCATTGTGTAGAGATATTATTTATCCAACCCCTCGAATTCGATATTATTAGCCTTGGCAACTTCGAGGATAGACTTAAGGCTGCGGAGTGACGTGCGGCTAATGCCCAATGTGTCTGCAAGATAGTTCTTCGCTTCTCCCAAGTCGTTCACAGTAATCTTCTGGATATTGTTGTCTTCACTCTCTTCGTCAGAGGTGCGATCTTCTCTTTCAGTACCTATTCCTGATGTTTTCTTAGGCTCCTCAATATGATCAAGAATAAATAAATCACCGAATCGGTAATGCCGTTCGATAGCATTCTGCAATTCTTCATTATCAGTTGAAAAGACGCTACCACCATTTGATAGTGCTATAAAAGATAAATGCACACTTTCTCCACCATTAAGAGTGACATTAATCGCAATATGCGAATCTGATATATAATGCTTTGTCATGTTTTTATAAATAAAAAGGGATGGGATGTACGAGAATCCCACCCCTTAGTGTTATTAATTATTATTTGATGTTAGGCGTGTGCAAGTTTCATACGTGCATGTGCTTTTGCGTAGCGCAAATATAGACAACTGACCTCTTGGATAACTACAGCGTCAGTATTACGAATACCCGCTTTCTTCAAGTCAAGAATATTACGAGCCCAAGAGACGTGTGTTTTCTTAGACAAATACTCTGGATCAAGAGCGAAACCACAATCACTCATACCGTTGACATCAAACAACTCATGATGAACTGTAAGCACCTCTCCAAAGTCTGTATCCCATGATTTGAACTTCAAGTTCCAAACTTCAACGGTGTCCTTCAGACGGAACTTATCACTCTTAATCTTAGAGAATGCAGAAAGCATGTCTGAACCACAAAGGAGTATCTTACGCTTGTTACCAATGCCAGTTCCAACAAACAAGTCCTTAGTAATATCAACGAGGTCTTCGTCAGAGATGACAGCACAATTCTTTGCTGTATCCCACTTTCCAACCTCGATATCCTTTCCTGCCATCCACCAGATACCGCCAGTGAACCAAGTATTCATACCCTCCTTAGCGATATGCTTGATAACATTCTTAACGCCAAACAGGTAAGTGTTCTCCATTGCAAGACGCATGTCGTAGATGCCATCTTCCTCCAAATCAGAGAAGTTCCAATTCACCTCCTTTGACGCAATCTTATCAAAGGTTGACTGTTCTACTTGAATCATGAAGTTCTGACAGTACTGAGTCTCTGGCATTGGAATATTATTGAAACGTCCAGTCTGAACATCTAACTCTCCACAAGCCTTACCCATTCTTACAAGTGTAGCTCCACTCTTAATCTCTGGTACAAAGATAGGCTGCTTAGAGGTATTATCCATAGAGCCATTTACAGCATATACTGTAGGAACATTCGTTGAAGCATCCTTGCCACATACACACAGCACAAGATCTGGAATATTACTACCTGTATAAGCCTTGCCTGTATTAGGATCCGTTACTCCCTTAACACCTACTACACGAATAGTATCGTCAAGTGTAAACATGTTGGTGTCACTCACAGGAAGTGATGTGCTGGCACCACTGGTCATAGCCTCAACCTTTTTTGTAGTAGTACACTTAATCTCGCGTGTACCAACAGAATAATACTTAACCTCAAATGAGTCACAAGAGCTGGATTTAGCATAGCGACTAATCTGATCCACAGGAGTAGCCATAGGGCGAATCTTAACGATACGCTGGTCCACATCACTCATGTAGAAGTTATCTGCACCATCAACACGCCCTTGTGTCTCAGTGGCAATACCATCTGTTCCGCCTGTACCCTCTGCACCTGCTCGTGTCTTACCCGCATCTGGTAAGGCTGTAGCGTCTGCCATTAGTACGCCATGTGATGCCCCCATCGCAATAGCTAACAGTGTCAGCATAATGCGATAGAGAAAATTCGAACTTTTCTTAATTGTTTCCATTCTTCTTCGTTTTAATTATTAATTGTGATACTTATTTATACGCTGTACGTTTCTCGCCACCACGCTCCCAAATAGACTGGTTACCATCGTAGCGACTGATAGCACCAAGGTCTGGTAATTGTCGTTTAGAACCGCCACCTCCGTTCTTGCCACTGAGATTAGCAGTACCATCGTTGTGGGACTTTTTGCGAAGTTTCTCATCAATCTTTGCATTACGCCCCCGAACTTCACCTTCATGTGCAGCTTCCTCAACATTAGCATCGTGATTGATAGCTTTAGAAGCCATTTCAATACTCTCACGTGAGAACTTACCAAGAATACCATCTTTCATGATGTTAACAAGGAACTCCATAACCTTATCGACTTGTTCGTCACTCCAGCCGTTTTCGCTCTGTATAGCCTCTATAGTAGCAATCGTTTCTGCAATATTCTTTTGATACTGCTCGTCAAAATCTTTCTCTTTAGCAACGCGTTCTGCGTATTCCTGACTTGCCTTTGCTAGTTCTTCCTGCTTATCAGGGTCTTTAAGTTCTTCCACAAAATCGTCTCCGAACATACGTACCAATTCAATGGCAGGATTGCCTCCCTTACGCCAGTTGGTAAGGAATGATGCACTACGTGGGTCACTTGTAAAGAGGTCTGAAAAGGCTTTTTCACGCTCCTTGTAACCATTAATTTCCTTTTCGTATCCATCGTAGTCTTCCCCTATCTGACCATACAAAGCTTCTTCGTCATCAAAATTGTGGTCAGGATACTTCTTACTAATCCTTTCCTTAAACTTGTCACGATTACTCTTAACTGTTGGATTTTCAGCCATAATCTTATATCTCTAAATTTATGATGGTTGTTTTAATGCAAAAATAGGATACAAATATTAGATAAATCGTTTAAGTTTTTACGTTCTTTTTCGTAACTTTGGAACATAGATAAGACTGTTATGAAACATCGAGGTTCCACAATGGAGTATGCAGAAGAACGCATGAACGATATAATGAGGCTATATAACGAGCATATATCATCATGTGAATATATCAGTATTCCGCACATTTGTAAACAGATATCTAATATGCCTTCTCGAAGATTTTGGGTATCAGAGATTTGGGCAAGCAAAATTGTAATGGCAATTATAAAAGGTAAACACCCTTATTATAAGATGCGCCCACTAAAACGTGAAATGTTTCATGAAATACACAAACGTGTTGTTGAACTTAAGAAAAAGAATCCTCATTGGTCGATTAATAAGTGTTGTGAGATAGTTGTAGCACAGCCTGCACCTAAATTCTATCTTAGTGCTGGTAGTATTAGAATTATGATATGCAAAGAGAAAAAGAAAAGATACGAAGAAAGAAAGAAAAAATTACGGCACTGCTTTTAGCACTTGTCATAATGATTCTATCTTTATTGCACCCTACTAATTGGCATACCGTCGGTATCTTTGTAGGATCTTCATGGGTGGGGAGATTTCTCTATCCTTTCTTTCATTCAGGTATCATACATGCTACTCTTAACGCTTGGTGTCTTGTTTGTTTATTTTTTATCTACAATATCAGATTACAAAGACTTATACTTGCTTATATAGTTGCTATAACTTTTCCAATAGATACTCTTTCGTTTGTATTACCAATTTCGAAATTGCCGACTATAGGACTGTCTGGCGTAATATTTTTTCTTTTTGGGTCAATCTCTTTTGAAGTGGGTAGAAAATTGTACTATCAGGCATGGATGATCTTCTATCTTGCTATTGGCTTTGTGTTTCCATATACTAATGCATGGCTGCATCTATACTGTTATTTATCTGGTTTTTTGTTCTCGCTTCTTAACTATCCTATAACAAGATGCAAAAAGAAGTAATAAGTATATTAAAAGAGAATGATAACCGTAATGCCGACGTTTATCAAAAGTTTGACCCCATCAGTGGTATAGGGTCTATCGGGGAGCGTGTTGAAGTACATATAGATGGATTTCCATTAGAAACACAGTATATTCCTGTTGAAATGCTTAGCATTCCATTGATAAAACTGTTAATCAAGTGTGGAAGTATCATAAAATTCCTAACAGAAGAATTAGAAGTAGAATATTCTGATGAAGATCGTCTTAAAGTTATAGAGCAATTTGTGCGGTTAAGGTGCCGCTATGACTTTGCTTTTTGGGCTGCATTATATGTCTTTATTAAAAACAAAGGTGGTGGAGAAGATGTGCTATTTAGACTCACGCGACCTCAAAGGAAGTTCGTAGAGCGACTTGAAGCTTTACGCAAAGCCAATAAACCTATACGAATAGTTCTGCTAAAGGCACGACAATGGGGCGGTTCTACAACTTCTCAGTTATATATGGCATGGCTTCAGCTCATTCACAAGGTAGGTCTTAACTCGCTAATCATTGCTCATCAAGGTGCTGGTTCTGATGAAATCAAGGATATGTTTGATCGAATGATTAAAGCCTATCCCATATCTATGCTTTACAAGCTGGGTGAAATTTACAATGAAAATGAATCTAAACTAGTAGGCGTAGGGCACTCTGGTTCTATTCATCGTGTACCACAACGTAACTGCAAGATAAAAATTGGTACTGCTGAACGACCAGACTCTTGCCGTGGTGGAGATTACAACTTAGTACATCTTTCCGAGGTAGGACTATGGAAAACTACAGATGGGAAGAAGCCTGAGGATATTGTACGCTCAGCTTGCTCTGGAATCTTACTGAAGCCGTATACGATGATTGTTTACGAGAGTACAGCAAACGGTACAGGAAACTTCTTTCAGCGAGAATATGATGCGGCAAAACGTGGAACTTCACAATTTGAAGCAATGTTTGTTTCTTGGTTTGACATAGAGCAGTATTCTTTGGCTTTTGAAGACAATGACGCAAAAGCTGATTA